ACCGGTAAAAAAATTACTGGGTATGCTAATCTAGAAAAATGGTTAGATTTTTCATCACATAACACTACTATATCTGGTTTTAATACTGATGTTTCTGTAACAGTTGCACAAGGAAGTAAAGTTAAAATTAATTGTATTACTGGTGTTTGTGATAGTATTGGCAATGGTTTTTTCGCATTTCGTTTAGGAAAAAAAGTAGATGGTGATGTTATATGGGGAAGTACTAATGGTATTTCAGCAAATAGAAATGATTATCAAAATGACCCGAAAGGAGACAATGAATATTCTAATAAAAATCATACTGGTCAAAATACTTCAGCTGTCGGCGCTAATCGCATTGAATGCTGGGATTGGATTTATGGAGACAGTATTGGTTTATTACAATGTGTAGAACCATATTTTGTTGATACTGACCCTACTAATGGATTATCTGGAACACATAATGTAACTTACTTTCTTCGTATTAGATGTGAACATCCTAGTGGTACAAATGACTTTTTTTATATGAATCAAGATTCAGATGAAACACCAGATAATAATAGACAAATATGTGCTACTATATTAACTGTTCAAGAGTTAGGTTTAGGAACCATTACATCATTTACACAAGAACAAGCTCTGGCCGGTGCTGGTGGTAGTGCTGCTTTCACACATTATGTTTCAACTAATCTTGATAACGCTGGATGGTATCAAAATAATATTTTTAACGATATTATATATGGAAGTAATAGAAGTTGGTCAAGTTCTGATAATGCAAGTTATCCTCATCATATTTCGTGTGAATTTAATACTCCACAAATAGTTACAAAATATAGATTATGGCCAAGGTATCATGCAGATTGGAGAAAAGATAATCCTAGAACTTGGGAATTACGAGCATCTATAGATAAGGCAACATATGATTCTGGTAGTTATTATATATTAGATTCGCAAAATTTATCTGGTGCTGATAGTAATGCTGGTGCTCTTACTGGTTGGCCTACTGCTGCATCTTTTACATCTAGCACTGTAAATGCTTCCAATAATTTACATTTAGCAAATGAATATAATTTATCAACAATAGGAGCATATAAATATTATTTATTACATATTACAGATAATTTTAGTGGTACTAAAATTGGTTTAGCAGAATGGGCACTTTATGGCGGTGGTTTCACTATTCCTTCACAAATTGGGAATTCTGGAAAACAATTAATAACAAATGGGAGTTCATTGAGTTGGGGGTCTCCAGCTTCAATATTAGTTCCAAGTCCAGTTTCAAATGCTGGAAAAGTATTAAAGGCAAATGCAGCAGGAACTGGATTAGAGTATGGAACTTCAGGTAAAATTTTACAAATTCAACAATTATTTTATAAACATGAAAAAGAAGGAACAAACAATACACCTGTAGCAGTTACTCCTGCATTTAAACAAACAATTTTATTAGATTCTACTAGTAATTATGTATCAGTTTTAGCACAAATTTCAATAAGTGCTGACAACGCTAGATGTCCTGATTGTCGTCTTGTGAGTCATACTTATTCAAGTGAATCAAATATGAATAACCATACTTCCCCAACTACTACAATATTAGGTGAAGCAACATCCGCGCATATTCCAGGAGATTATGGTGTTACTGGTTGGTTAGGGGGGAGTTATATATATCATATAGATATGTCAAACATTACGAGAGAATATATTGATTTACCTGGAAGTTTATATGTTGCATATGAACTTTATTTCTGTGAACGTAGAACTAATGGTACAATGTGGTACTTAAATCGTACACGAGACGTTAATGTTGGTGATAATGATCATAATGATACATGGGGGACTTGTGCTATTTCTAGTATGATATTAAAAGAATTTACAAACACACCTATAACAACAACAACTTTAGAATAGTCGTAAAATTAATTTAAATATTATTTTATAATAATAAATAAATATGAGTAATTTTAGAATTGGTAATTGTCTAAAAGCATTATATTCAGATGCTGAATATATTGTTGGCGAGGATTATAATTCATTACAATGGTTAAGTAATAATATAACAAAACCAACTGAAATTGAAATAGAAGCAAAAAGAATTGAATTACAAAATGCTCTACCTATGAAAATATTAAGAGAAAAAAGAAATATAAAATTAAATGATACTGATAAATATACAAGTATTCCGGATTGGCCTCACGCAACAGAAGAAATTAAACAATCCTGGTTAGATTATCGTAAAGCACTTCGTAATTTACCATCAAATTCTTCACCGCAATTAGATGAAAATGGTGAATTAAATAATGTAACTTGGCCAACACCTCCATCTTAACTGAATACTGAATTATTTTGGTTAAATTAAACTCGTTTAAGAAAATAACAATTATATATAATATATGACAGAAGAAACTAAAGTTACTGAATTAGAAAATTTAGAATCTTCTAAAAATGTTTCAGATGTTCCTGTTAAAAAAAAAAGAGGTAGAAAGAAAAAAATTAAAACACCAGAAGAGATTGAAAGAGAACTTAATAAACCTAAACAACGTCGAGGACGTAAACCCAAATCTCATATGATTGAAAAAAGAGATATTTCAGAATATATAAATAAAAAAGATGAAGAAGAAACAATTATTTTAAATCTAAAAATTAAAAATCCATCTGAAAAATGTAATGAAGCATTAGAATGTCAATTTAATTATAATACTGAATTAATAAATAATTCTTCAATTGAATATCCATCAGCATATGATAATGTAAATAGTTTTTCATCATTGCCTTCAAATATTAATAAATGTAATAGTATTGATAAAAAAGAGAATATAATGAGAAATATTGATAAAAAAGAGAATATAATGAATAGTATTGAAAAAAAAAATACACATACATGTTTAGAAGAGTTTATTGAAAATAAAAAATGGATAGATAATACAAATGTATTATGTTGGTGGTGTTGTCATACATTCGAAAATAAACCATTTGGATTACCAATAAAATATAAAAATAATAAGTTTAGTGTAACTGGTTGTTTTTGTTCATTGGAATGTGTCAGTTCATATAATTTTAATGATAATAATAATATGTTAGATGTATGGGAATGTTATAGTTTAATAAATTTACTTTCACAAAAATTGAACTATAAAAATATAATAAAATTAGCACCTCATAAAATTTCATTGAAAATTTTTGGTGGTAAATTAGATATAGAAGAATTTAGAAATTTTACAAATAGTAATAGAATAATTAATGTCCTTGACTATCCTATGATTGCAACTAATCAACAATTAGAAGAAATTAATTATAATACACAAAATAATATGAATAATTTTATTCCAATTGATGAGAATAGATTGAGAAAAATTGAACAAAAAATAAAGTTATCACGTTCGAAACCTCTCAATAATAATAAAAATACACTTGAACACACAATGAACCTTAAAATGACAACCTAAATATATAATTTTATAATAACTTTACTTACAAATTTTATTTACATATACTCAAACATTGTTTTAACACCATTTTTTTTATTTTCTATTCTAGTAATATATTTACTAAATAGTAATTCTTCTACTTCTTTTTCCCGATGTTGTTTAATTTTATCATCAACTTTTTTTTCATTTTTTTTATCTTCGAGTAAAAGTTTTCTCTTTGTTTTCCAAAACTTTTTGTCATTTTTATGTTTATATCCAGTCAAATTTTCTAAAATTAATCCATATAATTGTAAACAAGGTTTCATTATCTGATTGGTAATATAATGTCCATAATCTGGTGTTAAATTAGTTTCTTCAATATATTTTGGATCTTCAATTTTATCACCTTGTAATTTTTTAACAATTTGATTTTCTTTTACTTGTATATAAACATATGGGACCCTATCATTAGATTGAGGTGCATTTCCTGGATCTCGTTTTTTAATTCTATCTGCCAGAACTTTATGAGCAATTTGTTTTGGATTTTTGTAAAAACCTCTTAGAGTTTTTGTAACTATTAATTCTTCCATTGGATATTCTCCATTTGTCAATTTATTCAAAGAATCATCTAAAAATTTCAATGATTTTTTAATATCTCCTTCATGAAAAATTATATTTATTAATCCTCCATAAATTATCTTTACAATATTTGCATTGTCTCTTCGCTTCAATACAATTCCCATAGATTTCTGTTTAAATTTATTTACATCTTGTTCATACAAATTACCAACATATCTTTTTTTACTAAATATAATAAACGGATAAAACATTTTTTCCCATTCTAGACAATGAGGTGGTTTCAATTTTTTCTGAAAATCTTCTGATAATTGTTCGCCAACTGTTACATTATATTGTAAAATATTTTGTTTTTCTGTTGGATGACCATAATGTGAATAGTCTTTTAACTTTGGTAATTTTATAAAAACGCTGTCGGTATCTCCGTAAACTACTTCACATTTGTATTCTTCTTCTGCAAATTTTTTAGCAGACATAATCAAATTTCTACCAGTAGCGGTAGTGCTTGCGGCAAGTTCTTTCATATAGATTGGACTTGTTGGTGCACCTACTTGACCATACAATGAATTAGCGGTTAGTTTATAAGCTAATTGAAGACCATCTAATACTGCTTTTTGAAATTCATTTTGAGTATCAACATTACTATTAATGTTTTTTTTACTTATATCAATTGTATCAATATCTTCTACTTTTAGTTTTATAATGTTATCATCTTCATGAATAATATTACCCATATATTTTTCACCTGAAATTAAAGTTATAGTTTTCCATGTAATTTTTTTTCGTGCAGCTTTTCGTTGCTTTAATAATTTTTGTAGAATACGAGGAAGTAATCCCTTTTCACCATCAGGAAATTGAACATATCTACAAGTTTGTTCACCTATTTTATTTTTGGCGTCCCCTTTTCCTTTAAAAATATCAAATGAAATATCAACATATTCAAAACCAGGTAAATTATTGTATTTTTCATCTAAAATAATAGTATCATGAGATATATTTTCACTAATCATAGAAGATGGATATAGAGAAGCATAATCTAATACAGATATAGGAGCATCAATATAAATACCTGGGATTGGATCGAGAACTATGGCACCTTCAAAACTTTCATATTCAGGTTTTGGAGAAAGACACGATTCGTCTTTACAAAAATCATCAAATGAACTATTATTTATATTGCATATTTCACATTTCCACTTTTTATCTTGATACGGAATTAAGAAATTATCTTGTTTACATTGTTTTGCAACCAAACTAAATAATTTTACTCCTTGACCTCTTAGAAAGATGTATGAAAAAGGAACAGAACATACATTACTCATACCAATATTATTGGCAATTATTTCTAATTTAATGATTAAATAATTACATAGAACACAATCTTGTATACAATACTTAGCAACTCTAGCTCTATCATCAGAAGTTCCACTTTGACATTTGAAAATTTCTTGAGGGGTTACATCGTCTTTAGCTAACCCCCATTTTTTATAATTAATATTTTTATCAAAAATATCATAATCTGTTTTTATTATTATTGAATTATCATTATAATTTATTTCATCTATAAAATATTTAGCTCCATCTAATTTTATATAATTATTTTTTTGTATACCAATTGGATTATCTAAATATAATTTCATTTTATCATTTTCATTTTGTATTTTTTTAACATTGCCATTTATAAAATGAGATGCAACATTATCTAACTTATAAGTATCTAAATTAAAATTCTTTTGAACTTCTTTCATTAAGTCTATTACTACACGTCCTTCTGTTGAAATATATTTTAAGAAATTATCACCTAATGCAGAAGATGATAGACATTTCTTAACCCAGTGTTTTTTACAATACCCCTCATCATCCATTTCACACTCTGAAATAGGTTCTCTTAATTTTCCAAGATTACAAAAATATTCAACACAATTTAATTCCATTGATCTATGATATAAATAATTAAAATCAAATCCCAAGATATTATAACCAGTTAAAACATCTGGGTCTATTTCATTGATTATTTCAACCCATTTTTGTATTAGTTCTTTTTCAGTTTTACAACTAATTACTATACTACCTGGAATATCTGAACAAGTGTCCAAAGTAACTATTATTTTTTTAAAACATTCTTTTGCCCCATATTTATGAAAGGTTGTTCCAATTTGAATTACCGGGTCACCATTTAATGGTGGTAAGAAATTTGTAAATTTCTCAACAAGTTTTTCAACAATTTCAGAAGATGATAAATCATCACCTTCTTCAAGTTTATTTTCAAATTCAAAATAAGCAGAAAGATTTCTAATTTTATTTCTTTTTATACTTTCTTTTTCAAATTGTAATTTTCCTTTTAATATTGATAAAATATCTTCAATCTGAATTTCTAATTTATCAGTTATTTTATCAATATTAAGTTCTTGTTTAAAATTTAAACTTTTATTTTGTAATGTATCTAAAATATATTTGAAAATCTTATCTTGCTTTATTTGTTTTATTTCATTATTTAATAAATTATGATAATCTAATAATCCGTGAACAAATGAATCATATGTTTTAATTGCACACGGAAACGACCCGTCGTATGAATTACATTCAATATCAAAACTACCTATTATAAAAGGAGCAATATTAGTAGATTGATAGGGCTTTACATCCTTCCAATTAACATTATAAGTTTTACCTTTTTTAACATTAAATTCATCTGTTACATTATATTTAGAGTCTGCAACTTGTAACCATCCACTTATTTGTAAATCTTGTTTATGAACAAATCGCAAATAAGGTTCAATATTATTTTCATATAATTTAAATTTTATATTATATGGTCCAAATGATATTTTTTTTAAAAATAAATTACTAGCTATTTTCATAGCCCTAAAATTAGTAAATGATAAATAAATAAATTTAAAAGGTATATTATTATTAAATCCCCATAAATCCTTCTTTCTAGAAATTTTACAACATTTAATTGAATTTTTATATTTTTTTGGTAAATTATATTCAATATAATTTCTAAGATTATTAATTATATTATTATGGGACCCATCATTTAAATTATTTATTCCTTTTACACCAGGTAAATCATCAATTCCTTTTATATAAAAGAATGTTGGATAATTTTTTATATTTATAGAAATGTGTTCACCTTCCATATTTCTACCAAAAATTTTAATTAAGTATTTTATTTTAATTGAATCTAATTCATCTTCATTATATTCGCTATAATCAGTAACTAACCAATCAATAGCTTGAAAAATTAATGATGACATATTATATTTTATTATTATTATTAAAAATAAAATTCAAATTTTTAAATATATTTAATTAAAATAAATGAACCTATTTGATTTATTTGTATTGTTATTAATAGCTTTTTTTGGCGTATTTTATGTTCGTGAACAATTTACAGAAGTAGAATATGTAAAAAGTAATATAGATGGTAATGAATACTTAGTTAAAACTAATAGTAACTCACAAGAAGTTGCTGATAAACTTGCAAAAATGAATCAAAAATTCTTGAAAATTATTAAAATTGCTGAAGATGAATACCCTAATGATCCTAGAGTATCTTTCTTAAAAAAAAACTATAATTCAAATCAATTAAGTGAATCTACTAAAGATGAAAAATATACATCATATTCAGTTAATAAGGAAAAAATATTATTTTGCTTAATTGCACGAGATGAAAAAGGAGACCTAATTGATGATAATACTTTATCATATGTAGGAATCCATGAATTAGGACATCTTGCAACCGATGAAATTGGACATACTGATACATTTTGGGAAAACTTTAAATGGTTGCTTAAAATCGCGCGTGATAATGGATTATATATTTATGATGATTATAGTAAAAATCCTAAGCCATATTGTGGTATTAAAATAACATCAAATATATTAGATAATTAAATCTGGTATATATTCAACATCATTAGAATATATAATAGTTTTTAAATTTGAACAATTAATATGTAAAAAATGTTGTATATATAATTTAATTGATAGTAGATCATTAAAACTAATTAACTTTTCATCTTTATCTAAAAGTTTAAATAAATTTATTTTTTTAAATATATCAATTTTAGATATAATTAAATGTGTAGTTCCAGAAATATTAATAGAGTTTTTTAATTTATTAAGATTTAACCAATTTACTTTCCTTCTTCGTCCAGTAGTTACACCATATTCATTACCTTCATTGGCGATTAATAATAATTCTTTATTTTCTAATAATTTTTCTGGAAAATCTGGATCTAATCCAGAACGAGTGTCATATATTTTACAAGCACCATATATATTTCTAATTAATTTAGGTGAAAATCCTAATGAACAAGCAGAATATGGTAATGTATTAGACGAAGTGACATAGGGATAATTACCATAATTAATATCTAACCAAAATCCCTGAGCTCCTTCACATAATATGTTTCCTTCTAATTTTTCATCCCATATATAATCTTTAAAATGTTCATAGTTACATTTATCTTCAACCCGACTTCCAATTCTTGCATATTTATCTCTATAACAAGGAGCAATTCCTTTTGCAGTAGTCCCTTGTTGTTTAAAATATTTTATCTTATCTTCTTCAATATGTTTAGGAGTTACTATATGTGCTTTTGGTGAAATTTTTATTAAATCTGTATTAAATCCATTTTCTTTTAAATAATTAATTTCTTTGAAAAATCCTTCTTTATTTACAACACAATCCGGACCTATTATAGATTTAATACCAAATAAAACACCTGAAGGTATTAAGTGTGTTTTATATTTAATACCATTTTTATATATTGTATGTCCTGCATTATTACTCCCTGCCCATCTACAAACATAGTCATATTTACCAGATTTAGATAAACATCCAATTATTTTTCCTTTCGCTTCATCACCCCATGATAATCCACATACAATATCAACTAAATTAATATTATTTGAATAATTCATATTTTTGTCATACATTATAATAATAAAATAATATTTTAAATTTAATCCTATTATTTATAAAATTTTATTTATAATCTATCCAACCTATTATACGATTTCCATTAAAATAAAAATCGGTATATTTTTTATTTTGATATTTTATTAAATTGAAATGATCTAAATATATCAAATGATATGATGAACATTTTAGTTTTATTGAGAATGAAAAACGATTAAAATAAGAACAATACCTAAATTTATTTCTTAAATATCCTGAAACAAATTTATTTTCATACTTTATAAAATTTTTTTTCCAATAAGATTTGAATTTTAATTTCATTTCTAATAACATTAACTTAAATACTTTTTTATAAATTATATGCTCTATCATTAAACAAATATCTAATGGTATACCATATTCTTGTAATGTTAAACTCATATTTTTGATTTAAAAATATTTAAATTTTAGTTAAATATTTACTTTATTATAATTGATTTTTATTGTATTATACATTATAAATTACATATTTATTTTTTAAATTCATTATACGAAAATAAAAAATTTAATAAAATCATAAATTGATTTATATTTTTAATTATATTTCAATATATTAATAATAATAATGAAAACGTCTATTTTCAAAGTAATATATTGGATAAATAAAAAAGAAAAACACACTTATTTATTTGTTGGAAATACATATAAAAACTTAATAAAAAAATTACAAGACAATAAAATAACTGATGAGGATATTAAAACATTAAAACAACATTTTGAAAATTATACCTTATTAGATACTTCTCTAAAAGATGAAAGTGTTAAATTAATACACGAATATATTTTTGAAGATGATACTATTTATACAATTAAAAATAAAATTGCATATCATATTAAAAATATTAATTTTGATCATATTTATTTATGGGGTCTTCAAAAAATAAATAATTATGAATTAATTGATATTCTAACTAATATTTTTAATAGTGATGACAAATTAAATACAACTGAGATTAATTATATTTTAGAAAACTTATTTCAATTTAAATTAGAAACATCTAATAAGGAATTTAATATACGACAAATATATGATCAAATTAGTAGCAATAAAAAATTCAATATTACGGTTCCATTAGAATTAAATTATTATGATATTAATAATGACCAAAAATTTATACCATCTAACCCATACAAAAAAATGAAAATTAACTATCGTTTTTTAGATAGTAATAATAAGTATAATCCAATTTATAAATATAAATTAGATAGTTTCAATATTTTAAAAAATAAAATTAAAACAAATATTATTAATTTTACAAATAGTAATGATATATTTAACGCTTACAAAAAAATGGATGAAACAGATGAACTAATAATGAATGGTGGTGTCAAAGTATATTTCCCATATATTTCAGATATAGACGATTATGATAATTATAATGATACATATGAAAATACTATTAAAAATACTGATGAAATTATTAATAAATTTATGTTAGACCAAAAAGATGATATTTTAAAAAATAATATATCATATGTAAATAGATTTCATGTTAAAATAAATCCTACAATTATTAATATAAAATTTAATAATTTTCTAATAAATTTAGAAGGTTTTTTTAATAATTTTATAACAGATGAAACTATACCTATGATAATTTTTAAAAAAATAAATAATAATATTTATAAAATAAATAAAAATTCTCTAGGTAATAAAAATTCTAGAAATGACAAAAAAATTAATGATAACGATTTAACTAAATGGACCGAAAATATAAATATAGTTCGAAAAAATGAATTTTTAGAAATTAAAATTTTATTTAGAAATTTTAATGATATTGCCCTAACTAAATATTTTAATTTAATAATTTTTGATAATGGTCGTGTAGATGTTATATATGATTTTAAAAAAGAAGAACCCGTTCAAATAAATGAAATTATTAATTCATTTTCTAAAGTTAATGAAATTTTAAATAAAATAAATAGAAAATACGATATTAATTTGATCAATTTAGATGATACATTATTTAATTGTAATGTTTCATATATAGATTTTTTAGATTATAATATAACTAATAATCTGACTTTTAATGATGTTATTTTATCAGAATCCAATATTAAAAAATCATTAGAATTATTTTATCCATACTTTGATGTAATTAATGAACAAAATAATTTCATTTATATTAAATTTAAAAGGATTAATAATTTCTTTGATATAGATAATGTTCAAAGTTTTATAGAACAAAATATATCTAAACCAAAAACAGAATTAGTAAGTTTATTGATGAAAAAATATAGTGTAAATAAAACTAAGGCTGAAAAAGATTATGATGAAATTAGTGATTTAATTAAATTAAATTTAACAACTACAAATAAAATTACAAAGTCTAATATTAATAAAGGGGTTTTTATTTTTCTTAAAATAAAAAATAAATTACAACTACAATTTTTAGTTAAAAATTTAATAAATAATGAAGATAATATATTAATTACTAAACTATTGTCATTTTTATCAACAAATAATGATATCTTAAAAGATAAGAATAAAATTAATAAACAAATAACAAATTTCAATAATTTTAATAAAGATGCAAAAGAAAATTTCACAGAAAAAAAAGAAATATTGAGTGATGATGATTTTGAATATTTGACTAATTCAGATGATTTTTCTATTTTAACAAATAATGAGAATGATGATGATGATGATGATGAGGATGTATATGAAATGAATGATGATGATATAAAACTACTTGCATCATTAGAAGCAGATGAATATGATGAAATTCAAAAAACAAAAGATAATACAAAAATTGATACAGAAATTAAAGAGAAGACAGATAACGAACTTAAAATTGATGTTAATATTGATTTTGAAAAATTAAATGATCCACAAGAGAAGAAAAAATATGATAAATTAATTCTTGAACGATTAAAAGAAGCGGATAAACAATTATTTAAAAAACCTTATACCACTAAATGTCAAGCAGTTCATAAAAAACAACCAGTGGTTATTACAAAAAATGAAAAAGAATATATAGATAAAAATTTTCCAAATTCTTACACAAGTGTTATTAAAGCAGGTAGTTCTGATGAGAAAAAGGAAGCCTATTATTATATTTGTCCTAAATATTGGTGTCCGTTAACAGGTGTAAGTTTAACAAATAAACAATTAAAAGACCTAGATGGTAAATGTCCAAAAGGAGAACCTCCAATAGTTTTAAGTAATAAGTCATGGGTTAAAAAAGATAAAGACGGAAAAGAATATGATGTTCCTAAATACCCTTTTCTATTAGATTCTGTATTACATCCCGATAAAAAAGAAATGCCGTGTTGTCGTGGAAAACCCTCTATTGTTGTTGATGATACAACTAAAATAGGAAGATATATTACACAAAGTAAATTACCTGCAAAAATTAATAGATATGCAACTTTACCTGATAAATTAAATAAAATATTGAATAATAAATATCCTATTGATTTTAAAATTAATGAAAATACTAATTGTTTTGTTCGTAAAGGAATTAATGATGAAAATCAATATGTATTAGCAAGTTTAATTTATGTAATTGATAATAAAAAAATTAAAAATGTCAAAGAATTTATAAATGCAGTTGAACAGAATATGACTAAGATAGATTATATTGAGTTAAATAATGGAAATACATTAAAAATATTTTTGAATCCAGATTTTAGCATTTATGACGAAAAAAATTTTGAACTTTTTAAAAAAAATATGAATTCTGATAAAGATTATTTAAATAAAATGGATTTAAATGACCTTAATAAACAAATTAAAAAAATTAATAAATTTGTATATGATGATACGAATAAATATAATAATGACATATTAAGAGAATTTATGATATTTAATTCTTTTAAAAATTTTAAACTTTATTTAACAAGTGATTTATTTAAAGGACATGAAGAAGTTTTACAACTTTTTACAAATAATTATGAATGGCTAAATTCAAAAAAACATAATATTATTATGTTTAACTCACAAAATAAAAATAGAGAAGTTGAAAAAATTGATATATTATGTTCTAAATTTATTAATTATAATACTAAATTAAATACTGATAATAATTTTGTTTTTATTATAAAAAATGAAAATATTTATGAACCAGTTGTAAGAATAAGAAATACCAATACTAAAAAGAAAAATGATATAGTTATACATAATAGTTTTTCGTATAAAGAAGATAAAAAATTTAAATATATAATTGATTTACAAAAAAAATATTGTAAAACAAGCAAATTAAAAAATTTAATTGACCCTATAAATCTTCTTAAAATATTAGATGATTTAGAATTCCCTATTAAAGCATTTGTTATTAATATGAGTTTTAAGTTTGTAGGATTTTTATTAAAAAATAATTTATTTATTCCAATTGATAGTAATATTATATCTACTAATGTTTTTAGAGATAATGATATTATAATTAAAAATTATATATATATTCATAATATTACTAGATTCCGATGTAAATTATCATCTAAAAAGATTAAACAAATTTTAAATGACTTGAATGAAAAATTAAATAAAAAAATTTATAATATTAAAGAAATATTAACTGATAATACTGAAGAAATTGCTATTATATTAGAAGATATACCTAATAATATTATTCCTCTTAGAATTTTAAATAGTAATATGGATTTTTTTATGGAACACATTAAAGATGAAACTATATTTTTAGGAATTGAAAATAAAAATGATACTTCTTCATATATAAATAATTATGAAAATATTACAATATTATATCAAGATAAATTAAAAAATATTATTAATCATATTGTTGCAAATACAAAAACATTAAAAAATATAGAAATGTTAAAACATAAACATAATCCTTTTCCTAAAAATATTAAAATTGAAAAGATTAAAACTATAATTATAAATATAATTCAAAAAGATGATAAACTTATATTAAATGAAGAAGAAACAAATAATATAATTAATGATATATATACAAAAGATTTATTATATATTTTACGAAAAAATGACAGTGATTTAAAAGTTCAAAAATATGAAATTGTTTTCAATCAAGATGATATATTAAATGATAAGCTAAACAAATTAAATCAAAAATTATCAAATCCTTTTAAAAGTATTGAAAATAGTATAGAGGATTATATATTATATAAGGGTGTTACTATTCAACCAACTAAAAATGATATATCTTATAAATTTTTAACAGATACATATAAACCATTACCAGAATATACTTGGAAAGACTTGTTGCCTTTATATGAAATTAATTTAGCAACAATTGAAGATATAGATGAGCAAAATACAATGCAATATTTAATAGAAATTTTTAGTAAAATTTCCAAATTAGATAAAAATTCAATTAGTGAAAAAGCATTAGAAAAAAAATTAGATAAAGAACGAGAAAATGATTTTAAAAATGATAAAAATGACAAAGAACTATTTATTGAAAATCAAAAAGAAAATATATATTTTGAAAAGATATTTGATAAACAGGATTATTTTGATAAAAATGATTTTGAACAATATAATAAAATATATGATGAAAATTATAAATATTCTTTTTATGAAATTGAAAAATTATCAGAAATTGTAAAAGTGTCAGTAATTATTCTTGGAAATTTTGAAAATAAAAGATTAACACGTGGTCATAAAATATATAAAAATGGAGACAAATATATATTGTTTAATATCGATTCTCAACCAAAATATGATAAATTTAATATAATTATGAAAAATACAAATAAATTTATATTTGATAAAAATGATTTACCTAAAAAATTTTGGAATTATATTGATGAAAAAAAAATTTAATTAAATAATATTACAATTATTATTAATATTGTTTAATAAATATGACTATTTCCATTATTAATAGTAATCCACAATTGATTTCACAATTCCATCAACAATATTAATTCTATAGTCAAAATTATCGGAGGATATTAATATAAATTCTGTATCAGTGGTGGTTATTTGATTAGTCAT